CACAACCTTGATCTTGAGCAAGAACTTACCGATCTTCTTGGTAAGGAACTTCGTCTTGAGATTGACCGTGAAATCATTGAGGACATTAGAATGCTTGCTTATGGTGTTGGACGTAACCAAACGACTGCACCCACTGGTGGCAACTCAGCGATTAAGAACATCTCTGACCTTGGTGGTTGGCAAGCAGCAAACCTTGACCAAGCTCAAACAGGTAACAACGCTGCTTATACAGGCGGTTTCCAGCCTGACTTCACTTCGGCTAGTGGTTTCGACTACGACTTCGGAGGTGCCTTCGGTGCTAACGGTCAAATGAGAGAGTACGCGAGTATGTACGAAAACGTTTTCGTTATCGACTTCTCAACATCTGCTCTTGATTTTGCACCACAGCATGTGGGTCATGTCTATGCTAACCTTATGGCACTTTGCCAACGGGTTGCTACTGACATTTACAAGTCTACGCTTCGTGGTCCCGGTAACTTCATGGTTACTTCACCAACTGTCGCGGCTATGCTTCACGCAGCAGCCAAGATGGAGGGCGGTATTACCCAAGCAGACGGGCCTACCAACATAAAAGGTGCCCGTGTGGAATACAAAGGTAAGCTTGGCGGTCAGTTTGATCTCTATGTTGATCCTATGTATCCTGAAGATGAAATCCTTATTGGCTACAAAGGTGCCAATGCAATGGATTCAGGTTATGTGTATGCACCATACATCCCACTCCAGCAAACTCCTACCATCACGGACCCCGAGAGCTTCCAGCCTCGTAAGGGTATCATGACTCGGTACGGTAAAGCTGCTGTGTCACCTGCTTCTAGATTCTATCGCATCATTAGGATTATTGGTCCTACTGCGAACTACCTCTTCACACCATTCTACGCTGTGAAGAATAACTCTTACGTCTAGTAGTAAGTAACCAAGAGAACTGTTAATAAGGGTGGGGGGAATCATCCCTCCACCCTTCTCTTTTTATCTAAGTATAAATGTATAAATATCAGAGCAAATGTAAGTTTAGAATGCTAACTACTATAGGGGACAGAATTCTAGAAATTCGTCCTAAGCAGATTATTGAATCTAATAAAGAGATTAAGAATCCTTATTTAATTTTGGTAAAGGAGAAGAAAAATGGTGCCTCCCCAAAGCGAGGAAGACCTAAGGTAGTACAGAATGACGAACAACATACAGAACCTGAACCCTCACATACCGAAGCCGATACTTAATGGATACGGCAGCAGCTTTGGGGTCTATGGGGGAATAGAACTCACGGAGTATGAGCCTGAAGGAGAAATAAATGCTCCTCAGTTAAATAGATTAACTACAGAAGATGCAACTGAGTTTACCGAATTTGAAACAATAATTAAAGATTACATTATCGGTATGTTAGGACACCCTGTAGTAAGGGTAGAGCTTACTGATTTTCAATTAAAAATCTGTGTTCAAGAAGGGATTAATAAATTAAATTACCATTCTCCTTTGTGGACTTTACAGTACGCCTCCTTTGACGCCTCCGCAGGGCAAAATATTTATGAGCTACCCTTGTTTATGTTGCATAACTTGGAGAATGTATACTACAGAAAAACTCTTCTAACTATTGCTGCTCAAGCTGGAACCTTGGAGATGGACTTCTTTATTAAATATTTCCAAGATAACTTCCTCTTTGGTAACATGAGGGTAGGCGAGTTCTATCTCATGCAGCAAACCCTTGAGATGTATCGCAAAATTCTAGGGGGCGACGGCGGCTTTAACATTATTGGAGGGAGGTATATTCAAATTACTCCCAGCCCTGCGATGACTCCTGAAAGAGTAATTCTAGAGTTCCGTGCAATCAACTCCAACACCATTCAGCCAGCTTACTTAAATTGGATGCAAAGGTACTCTCTAGCTGTAGCGAAGGGAGTTTTAGGCCAAATTCGTGGGAAATTTGTCACTGTACCGTCCCCAGCGGGGGGTGCCCAACTGAACGGCCAAGCTCTTTTAGCGGAAAGCGAGAAAGAAAAAGCCGCTTTAATCGAGGAATTATTAATGGAGATTGAGGAGCCCCCCTGCTTCTCTACCTTCTAATGGCTAGAAAGAAAGATTTATTTAAAGTCTCTACGAAAATGCCCCCTCTTCCTGAGCTAGAGGGGAAGAGTGAGCTATCATTTTTTGATCAGGAAAATGCAGATATAAATCTTTTTAATCTTATTGATGATGAGTTGATTCGTATTGCAGGGTCAGAACTTCTTTACTATAAGTTCTATCAGACCAATGATTACGATGAAATTTACCTAGAATCTAGAAGTAAACCTATTGCAGGAGAGCCCATAGATGTATACGGACACTATGAGCCTAAACCTTTAGAGCAAAACCTTACAGAGTTTGGTTTAGAACTTACTAACGATCAGTTATTTGTCTTTAATAAGTCTTACATTAGTGGTAAGATAGGACGAGATCCTCTAGAGGGAGACATAATTAAACCTAAATTTCAGAACCAAAAGTATGAGATTTTTGAGGTGCAGGAAGATGGGTTCCAAATCTACGGTGTTTATCATATGATTTGTGTTGCGAAACTCCTTCGGGATGATCTGGAGGTGGTCAACGAACCCTACACTAAGAAGACTGACGATGTGGGAGGCTACATGGATATTGATCATGTCTGATAATACAAACGATTTCTTTACTTCAGATATCTTATTAGACGGGGATATTGAGGCTGTTCCTTCTTCTAACGTGACAGGAAAAGAATATTTGCTTGATCTGATCCAGCAGATGAATAAAAAAATGGTCATTCCTATCAATGGGTATAAAGAAATCGTAAGGTTTTTGCTTAATGAATTTGATGGGCTGCCTTATTTGAATCATGAGTTAGAAACTGTTAAAGTTAAGTGTCGTTACGGTAACCCAGAAAGAACAATAGCTAAACTAAAAGAAGAAGATAATATGATTCTTCCGCTCCTTACCGTGTCTCAGGACTCCATTCTAGAGGATGATGCAAGGCGTAGATTCTATCCTGTTATCATGAATAACACCTATTTTAATGAGGATACCCAACGAGCAGAGAGGATTGTAAGTTTATGTGATCGCCCCGTTACGATCAGGTACAACATTAATATCTGGGCCAAATACATGGAAGATATGGATCAATTATCTCAGCAAGTACGCCTTAGGTTTAACCCGTCTATACAATTACGAACAAAATTTAGCCAAGATAGCAAAGTATTCCTGGCCGCAGAGACTAATAATTATGCTTTCTCTCTGGCAGATAGAGAAGATAGAATTATAAGAAAGACCTTTGTTTCTACAGTAGAAACTTATGTGAGGAGTCCTAAATTTAAAGTAACATCTACAGGCCAAATAGAAGAAATCAATATAGAAGCAGGGATATCATAGTTTTTTTCTCGCTATTATTGTTTAAATTTACTAAATATATGTAGAGGTAATTATGAAATCATTAACCAACGACAGCTTACAGAGATTAGAGGTATACTTTAAAACACATAAAGGTGCTGACCGGAGATGGATTATGCCAAAAGAAACTTTGGTAGTCCCTGCAAGCTTTATTAGTAACCAAATTAAGGTTTTATCAAGTCGTAAAATGATTAGCATTAAGAACGCTTAGGAGATAAAAATGGCAAACTTTGTGAGTCCCGGTGTATATGTAATAGAGAAAGATATTAGTGACTATACGCCAGCCGTAAACCCCACTGTTGTTGGTATTGTAGGCTTTGCTTCAAGAGGCCCTATGAACACACCAACACTCATTACTAGTCAGGAAAATTTAATTCAGACTTTTGGAAGACCATCAGATGATATTCCGGGACAAGCAATTGAAGGTGCTTTAGAAATTCTAGAGACCTGTAATCAAAATTACTTTGTTAGGGCTGGGGATGAAGCCGCTGCCTTGCCTGCTTTCGGGCGGGCTGGTATGGGGTCGTGCCCTGCCTTCAAAGTGGTAGGGACTTTCGGGACGGCGGGAGAGGCTGTCGAAGACCTCAGTTTTAAAATTCAAGTGAAGAATAGCGCGGGGGTTGACCAGTACTCTACGCCTAGGGAGATTCTAATTCCTGCGAATTATGGCGCAGGTGATACTGCTGAAGCTCTTATAAGTATCATAGGAGGAGAGTTAGATGCTGATAAGATAGGAGCCTATACTGATGGTGTTGAGGTTTGGATTGCTGGTGCTTGGGCTGGGAGGGGTGCTTCATTGACAATTACCGATGTGATGGTGGGTGAAGATGGTGCCACCGACGTTTTCTTTCCTTTAGATGCGATGGGAGAGGGCACCACGGCTGCGTTGCTTGTGAACGGCCTTACATTCAAAGATGGAACCAACCCCGCCCAGAACGGTTTAATTTACCAAGTTGATAGTCTGTATCCAGGAACAGGGTATAACACTGTTACACTGCCTAATGGAACGATAATAGGTACTGGAGTTACAGTCCAATCATTAGGAAGCAGAAATGTTAATCTTAATGTTACTGATGGGGGAGTAGCAGAAGAAGTTTTTAAAATATCTTTAATTGAGGGTAATTTTGTGGAAGATCTTATTAGTACAGATCCTACAAGCCCCACTTCTCAATTTATAACGGGAAGGATTTTACGTAACGCCGATCCCGTTGCTTGGAATGGCACGGGGAGAGAATTCCCTGATAAGCTTTCGGACTATACTGACCTATCAGTGGATGCCCAGGATGAGCCCGTGGGTGGTGTCACCCCACGGTTTGTAAAGTTTTTAGCGGGCAGTTACACCATGGCCCAAGGAACCAATGGAATTGGCGATGAATTTTCGCCTCTTATTGGGTTGCCTGGGGGCAACTATGGTAGAACAGGCATGCATGCTCTCCTTGATGAGACCGTCCCTATTACTATTGGACTCGTCCCTGGCATCACGGATATGAATGTGCAGAATAGTCTCATTACTTTAGCAGAGAATTCAGGAGACTTTCTTGCGGTAGTAGGAACTCCTTTTGGGTTGGAACTCACGGATGCCATTGGTTGGTCTAACGGACAAGACTTAGCGCGGAGTGTTGCCC